AATTATTAATAGATGAATACATTTACGATCCTGATCCAAGCAAATCTAAAATGGCTATTACCTTTGGTCTTGGGACAGCACGCTTTATTACTGGCAATTTAAACCGTATAGATAAACAAAATATTACTCTTAAAACTCCTACAGCCAATATAGCAATAAGAGGTACAGACTTTACAGCTACAGTAGATGAGTTAGGTCGTAGTCTTATAATATTATTACCAGATGCTTTAGGCTTATCTAGTGGCGAAATACTGGTAACTACAGCTATGGGTACTGTGACTCTTAATAAGCCATATCAAGCTACAACTGTTAGCGTTTTTGAATCATCTCCAAGCAAGCCTGTAATCCTTGATCTTAGTCTAGATATTATTGATAACATGTTAATTGTTACGCCTCCTAAAGAAGAAAAGATAACCTACGAAGAAGATGTATCTGCTAAACAAGAAAGCATATTAGATTTTAATGAGCTTGATATTGATTACTTAGATGTTGATTATTTAGGTGAAGATGACCTAGAGTTTACAGAGCTTGATATTAACTTTTTAGATGTAAATTATCTTGAAGATCTGCTTAATGTATTAGATGCACTAGCTATAGCAGAAGAAGAAGATGCACTAGCTCAAGCAACTAGCACTCAAGTAAGTGGTACTTTATTAGGTAAGGATCCTGATACTCAAATAACTACAATTATTACAGGTAATGTTATTAGTCTGCGCAGACAGGTAAACGAGTCTGTGCAATTAGACTTAGATGGTAGTACATCTTATACTGTTATCTTCATACAAGATGGCATATCAAATGTTATCAAGGTAAATGGAGGGAGTGACAGCGTTATTACTATCACTCAAAGTGATTAATGAAAAGACTATTATTACCTATACTTATATTACTATCACTACCTTTAATATTTCAAAGCACCCCTACAGAAATACTTAAGTTAAAAATATTTGACGCTTTTGTAACAACGCCAGAACCTTCTGGTAATTTTGTTATTCTTAATATAACTGAAGAAGATGTAGCTAACGAAGGCGGATGGCCCTTGCCAAGAAGAACCTTAGCTCAGATGCAAGTTGATCTTATTAATCAAGGAGCTATTGGAGTTGGTTGGGTAATAAGTTTTCCTCAAGCTGATCGTATGGGTGGTGATGAAACATTTGCTACGACGCTTGAATACATACCATCCGTACTGGCTATGTTTGAAACTCCTAACGGTAAATATCCAAAAACTACTGGAACAGTTATTAAGGGAGACAATCCTGGAGGAATGTTGACTCAAGGCGTAGTACAAAATATTCAAATCTTGCAAGACAAGTCATCTCAAGGAATTGCAACTGCACCTACCGATATAGATAACTTAGTTAGAAGAATACCATTATTATTAAAAACGCCAGATGGATATGTTCCTGCTTTTGGTACAGAAGTATTAAAAGCACTAACAGGAGCAAGAACTTACATTATCACTACAAATGATAATGGCATCCAAGAAATATCAGTTAGAGGAATACCACCAGTAAAAACAGATAGTCTTGGTCGTAAATGGATTAGTTGGGTAGATACACCAGAAACCAATTTAAAAGAAATGAATGTAGCAGGTAAGTTTGTATTTGTAGGAGTAACGGCTAACGGAATTATGCCTCAAGTTGCAACTCCAGTTGGATTATTAGAACCACATAAAATTCAAGCAGCATTATCTGAGTCAATTTTAATAGAAAACTCTCCAATAATTCCTGATTGGGCTTTGGCGGCGGAAATTTTAATTTTTGGAATTTTTGTCACTCTGACGTGGCTTGTAATCAATTTTCTTGGTATAACTAAGGGCGTAAGTATAGCTGTAATTTTGCTCTTTACTACGGGTTTCTCAGGCGTTTTTAGCATTCAAAAAGGGTATTTAATAGATTTTTCTTGGACTTTTGTATCTCAATTCATAACTGCAGCTATAGCCTTCTATTTAAACTTCAGAAAACAGTTTAAATTGCGTCAACAAATCAAAAAACAGTTTGAACATTACTTAGATCCAAGACAAGTAAAACAATTACAAAAAAATCCTGAGTTGTTAAAGCTAGGAGGAGAAAAAAGAATTTGTACTTTTTTATTTACAGATGTTAGGGGCTTTACAAATTTATCTGAAAAATTAAAACCAGAAGAAGTTACTGAAATTATGAACAAAGTTTTAACCGTTCAAGTAACTTGCATACAAGCACATGGAGGTATGGTTGATAAATTTATAGGCGACGCATGTATGGCCATCTTTAACGCTCCTCTAGATTTAGATGAACATGAAAAACGTGCTGTCGCCTGCGCCAGAGATATGAGAACAGCAATTCGCATGTTGCAAAAAGAATTACCCGAACCAATTGCAATAGGAATAGGTGTTAATACAGGTGAAGCAATAATTGGTAATATGGGATCAGATACGAGATTTGATTACTCTGCTATTGGTGATGCTGTTAATACAGCTGCAAGGTTAGAGTCAGCCACTAAAGAAGCTGGGGTTGATTTATTGATTGGAGAATCTACGCGTAAAAAAGTACCAGAAGCTACATTTTGTAAAAAAATGTATGTAAAAGGAAAGAAAAAAGCTTTGAAAGTGTATACTATTTAAAATGAGTAAAATATTCATAGGAATTATATTAGTTATGAGTTTGGCAACTTATCTGCTATGGAATCAAAATTCTAAACTATCTGCTCTTAACCAAGCATTTGAAATAAGAAATCAAGAACAAAAATTAGCTATAGAATCATTGCAAAATGATTTTACCTTGCAAACAGATAGTTTATTAGAAATTCAAAGTCGTAACCAAAAAATACAACAAGAAATGTCAAGGTACCTTGACATATTCAAACGTCACGATTTAACCAGACTAGCAGCAGCTAAACCTGGACTGATACAACCCAGAATAAACAAAGGAACTAAAGATGTATTTGATAGCATTGAAGAAGATAGTCGTAACATCGACAGTCTTGATGATGGCCTGCAGTTGCAGTCTGATACCAAGTAACCAACAAGTTGAGGTAATGTCTAAGCCTATAGAAAGAACTATAGTGCAACCTATAATGCCCAGAGAAATAGATCTTAAAGATCCATACTGGTATGTAGTGTCAGATAAAAATATAGAAGATTTTTTGGCTCAAATAGAAAAAGACCAAGGACAAGTGGTGTTTGTTGCTATGTCAGTACCAGATTACGAGCTTATGGCTTATAACATGCAGGAGTTAAAACGTTATATTAATGAGCTTAAAGAAGTTGTTGTCTATTATAGAAAAGTAACAGTTAGCAAAAACGATAATTAATCTGTTAAAATCAATGAACCATTAATATTCAAGGGAGGATAATATGGATTTTATAAGCAATATGGTGATGTGGGTAACAGCAATTGTAACTGCTAGTTCAATTATAGCTGCAGTCACTCCAACACCTAAAGACGATGCTTGGATTGGTAAACTATACAAATTTATAGATTTACTTGCGTTAAACATTCTTAAGGCTAAGGATAAATAATGTCTAATGCACCAGACGCGTTTGTATATAACGCGACTTTGGAACGAATAGTCGATGGTGATACCTTCGACTGTTCGCTTGATCTTGGCTTTGATGTCAAACTGCATAAACAAAGGGTTCGACTGGCTGGAATTGATACGCCAGAGTCAAGAACAAGAGACTTGGCTGAAAAAAAATTAGGATTAGCGGCAAAGGAAAGACTAAAAGAACTTTGTTGTGGTAAATTAAAAGTTAAATCACTAGGAAAAGGTAAATATGGCAGAATACTTGGCATCCCTTATACAGAAGATGGTAAAGATATTTGCCAAATCCTCATCGAAGAAGGACATGCAGTTGAATACCATGGTGGTAAAAAAGCAAAAATTTGGGGAGATTATTAACATGAACATATCTCAAGAAGGATTATCTCTAATTAAAAAATTTGAAGGTTGTGAATTAGAGGCCTACAAGTGCGCAGCAGGAGTCTTGACAATAGGATATGGTTCAACCAAAGGCGTTAAAGAAGGCGATACTATTACTCAAGAAGAAGCAGATAAGTTACTTTTACATGAAATGGAAGAGTATGAAGGTTATATAAAAGATGCAGTAAATGTCGATTTACACCAAAATCAATTTGATGCTTTAGTTAGTTGGGTGTTTAACTTAGGTCCAGCTAATTTAAAAGCATCTACTATGTTAAAAGTTTTAAACAATAAAGAATATGATGACATTCCAGCCCAAATAAAACGCTGGAATAAAGCAGGTGGTAAGGTTTTACAAGGACTTATCAGAAGAAGAGAAGCAGAAGCCCTTTTGTTTGAAGGCAAAGAATGGCATGAGGTATAACTAATGCCTCTTAGCAAGATTTTATTTAAGCCAGGTATCAACAGAGAAGGTACTGAATATGACAATACAGGCGGTTGGTTTGACGTAAATCTTGTACGTTTTAGAAAAGGTAGACCAGAAAAATTTGGTGGCTGGTCAAAAGATAGTTCAAATACTTATTTAGGAACTGCCAGAGCTTTACATGCCTGGACTTCTCTAGGAGGTACAAAATATTTAGGATTAGGAACTACTTGGAAATATTATATTAGAGAAGGAGACAGTTACTCAGATGTTACCCCCATACGAAAGACTACAACTAATGGCGTTGTTTTTTCTGCTACTAATGGCAGCAGTATTATAACCGCAACTGATAATGGCCATGGAGCTGTTACAAATGATTTTGTTACCTTTACAGACGCTGTAAGTCTAGGCGGATTAATAACGGCAGAAGTTTTAAACCAAGAATATCAAATAGCTTCAGTTACTACGAATACATACACTTTTGTAGCTAAAGATACCTCTGGTAACGAAGTTACAGCAAATGGTTCTGATACTGGAAATGGAGGCTCTGGAGTAGATGGGGTTTACCAAATTAATGTAGGTTTAGATGTTTATATTACTGGTACTGGTTGGAGTTCTGGTACTTGGGGTGAAGGAACTTTTGGTTCTACAACAGCTTTATCTGCTACTAATCAGTTAAGACTTTGGACACATGATCACTTTGGAGAAAACCTTATAATAAACCCTAGAGCTGGTGGTATATATAGGTGGGTAGAAAATAATGGCCTTACAACAAGGGCAGTAGACCTTTCATCTGTATCTGGAGCTAACTTAGTGCCAACAGTAGGTTTGCAAGTTATTACCTCCGAGAAAGATAGGCATTTAATTGTATTGGGTTCAGACCCAGTATCAGGTGGGGCAAGAACAGGCGTTATAGACCCGATGCTTATATCATTTAGCGACCAAGAAAATGATTTAGAGTTCCAACCGTTAATTACTAATACTGCTGGAGATTTAAGACTTTCATCTGGTTCTTCTATTATTGGGGCTACAAAATCTAGACAAGAAATACTAATATGGACTGATACTGCTTTATACAGTATGCAGTTTGTTGGGCCACCTTTTACATTTTCAGTCAATCTTATTAACGAAGGTACTGGACTTATAGGACCAAAAGCAGTTATTACTTCAGCCCAGTCTATTTATTGGATGTCTTCAACAAACTTTTACGCCTATACAGGTAGCGTACAAAAGATACCTTGTAGCGTTCATAATTACGTATATGGGGATATAAACCTAAGTCAATCATTTAAAATACATGCGTTTACTATTACTGAAAAGTCTGAAGTGGGTTGGTTCTATTGCTCAGAAAGTGCAACAGAGATAGACAGATATGTTATTTATAACTACGAAGACCAGGTTTGGTATTACGGCCAATTAGAGAGACATGCCTGGCTTGATAGTGGTATTGAAGATTATCCTAGAGCCACTTACAACGGTTACTTATTTGAACAAGAAGATGGCTTTAACGATGACGGCAGTCCTATGACTAACGTATTTATAGAAAGTTCAGACTTTGAGGTAGGAGAGGGGGAGCAGTTTGCTTACGTGCAAAGAATGTTCCCAGATTTAAAATTCTTAGCTAATTCAGACTCAGGTAAAGTAAATCTTGTTTTAAAAACTAGAAATAATCCTGGAGAATCTCTTTCAACCAATTCTATATCTTCTGTAGGCTCATCAACTGGGCAAGTCAGTCTAAGGGCAAGAAGTCGTCAGGCTGTATTTAGAGTTGAGTCAGATGATGATTCAGATGGTAACGATAACGTAGGTTGGAGACTAGGAGCTACTAGGTTAGATATTAAACCAGACGGCAGAAGATAATGGCAAAGTTATTAGAAACTAGCCTTCCGCTTGCTCAGGGAGAGATGTCTCCTGAAATTTTTAATAGATTAGTTAGGATTCTTGAGTTAAACTTAGGACAGTTCGACCCAAATCGAACGCCGCAGTTCAACGAAACAGAAATTGCGCAATTAA